GTGCGATTACTGTGAGTTGGTAAGAGATGAAAACCACAGTGATGAATGTATGTGTGACCAGTATCTCGCCCTTCGCCACGCGGTAGAATTGGGTTGCGAAAACCTACCAGATTTGTAATCCCCACTTCTCGACACGAAATGTCTGAAAAAGTTCAAAAGTTAAGTCACGTCGAACACATCCTCAAGCGACCGGACAGTTACGTCGGAAGCGTGGACAAGACGGCGGAAGAACTCTGGGTCCTCGGTGATGGTAAATTCGAGAGGCGTCTGATCACCTACTGCCCGGCACTGTTGAAGATCTTCGACGAGATCTTGGTCAACGCGGTCGATCGAAACTCCGAGCACCCCACGGAGGTGACCACGATCTTAGTGAGTGTTACCGGGGATGGGGAAGTGTGTGTGGAAAACAACGGTCCCCTCGGTGGGATCGCCGTGGAAATGCACGACAAGGAGGGGGTGTACAACCCGGAACTCGTCTTCGGACACCTCCTCACGAGCACCAACTACGACGACACCAAGACACGGATCGTCGGGGGGAGGAACGGGTACGGGGCAAAATTGACTAACGTGTACTCCACGGAATTTAAAATCAAAATTAAAGATCCGGTGAACAAAAAAATTTATTCTCAATGTTGGAATGGGAACATGAAAAATTGTGGGAAACCAAATTTAAAATCTTACTCCGGAAACACTTCTTTGGTGTCCGTGACTTTCACACCGGATTGGCAAAAATTTGGTATGCGTGGCATGGATCGAGACTTTTTCAAACTGATCGAGAAGAGGGTCTGGGACGCCAACGTGTGCACGTCACCCAAATGTAAGGTGAAGTTCGACGGAGAAGCCCTCCCCCGGATGAACCTCGAGGCGTACGCCAAGATGCACGGTCTCGAAAACACGTGCTACGCCGAGACCGATCGGTGGGCGGTGTGCATCGGGGCGAGCCCGGAAGGATTCAACCAGGTGAGTTTTGTCAACGGGATCTGCACCACGAAGGGTGGCACCCACGTGGACGCCGTGGCGAACCTCATCGCCCAAGGTCTCATCGAGGAGATGAAGAGTAAAATAAAGTTGACCGCCGGACAGGTGAAAAATACTTTCATGCTCTTCGTTCGGGCGACTTTGGAAAATCCAACCTTCTCGTCGCAGATAAAAAATGAGTGCACCTCCAAACCGGTATCCTTCGGATCAAAGTTTGAACCTCCGACCAAAACTTTTTTCAAAAATGTTCTCAAGACTGGCATCCAAGATGAACTTCTCTCCTTGTCCAAGTTCAAAGAGATGAAACAACTGGCGAAGACGGACGGCGCCGCGAGGAAATCTCGGATCACAGGTATACCAAAACTGGACGACGCCAACAAGGCTGGCACCGCGCAGTCACAGAAATGTACCCTCATCCTCACTGAGGGTGACTCCGCCAAGTCCCTCGCCATCGCCGGTCTCAGTGTGGTCGGGAGAGACTACTACGGGGTCTTCCCACTCCGGGGAAAAGTCCTCAACGTTCGGGACGCGTCCGTGAACCAACTCAGTGGCAACGCCGAGTTTCAAAACATAAAAAAAATTTTGGGACTCCAACAAGGAAAACATTACTCCTCCCTCAGTGAATTGAGATATGGAAAACTCATGATCATGACTGACGCTGACGACGACGGAACACACATCAAAGGTTTGATCCTCAATCTCATACACAGCATGTGGCCATCCCTCTTGGGATTAAATTTCGTCGTGAGCATGATCACTCCCGTGGTCAAGGCGACATCGGGGAAAAATAAATTTGATTTCTACACCTTGGAATCTTTTCGACAATGGTCCTCCGGGGTGGACACAAAAAATTTTAAAATCAAATACTACAAAGGTTTGGGTACATCCACCAGTGTCGAGGCGAGGGAATACTTCAAGGACATTCAACGACTGACCGTGGGCTTCGACGTGGACCCGGACACGGACAAGTCCATGAGACTCGCATTTGATAAAAAATTGGCGGACGATCGAAAAGTCATGATCCAAGAAAAAACAAAAAAAGGAGACGACACCATCGACTACGGAAACGTTCAAAAAATTTCAATCTCCGATTTCGTGCACCGGGATTTGGTAAACTTTTCCATAGCCGATCTGAAGCGAAGCATCGCCCACGTGGCGGACGGTCTCAAGCCGTCCCAGCGGAAAGTCCTTCACGCGTGCTTCGCACGGAACCTGACACAAGAAATGAAGGTGGCGCAACTCGCGTCGTACGTGTCTGAGAAGACGGCGTACCACCACGGGGAGGTGTCCCTGGCGGAGACCATCGTCAAGTTGGCACAGGATTTCACCGGAAGCAACAACATCAACGTGCTCGTGCCGTGCGGTCAGTTCGGGACACGGATCATGGGTGGCAAGGACGCCTCCCAACCGAGGTACATCTTCACCAAACTGTCTCCGGAGACGAGAAAAATATTCGATCCGAGGGATGACGCCATCCTCAACTACCTGGAAGACGATGGGAAATTGGTGGAACCCGAATACTTTGTGCCAACCCTTCCCATGGTGTTGGTCAACGGCACCAAAGGCATCGGCACCGGATTTTCTTCGAGCATCCCACCCTTCAATCCGAAAGATCTTCGAGACGTAATCAAACAAAAAGTAATTCACGGAGAACACGTGAAAAATTGTTTGAAACCGTGGTTCAAGGACTTCACCGGCACGGTGACCAGACAGGACGAACACACGTGGGTCGCCACCGGGACGTACTCCGGTGGTCACGTCACCGAACTGCCACCGGGGAGGTGGACCCAAGATTTCAAGGAACACCTGGACAAACTCTTGGAAGACAAGACCATCACAAACTATGTCAACAACTCGACCACGGAAAAAGTTGATTTCAAAATCGTGGGATACTCCGGTAACGATCCGGTGAAGGATTTCAAACTCTCGGAAACTTACAAGACATCCAACATGCACCTGTTCCACCCGGTGACGGGAATAAAAAAATATGAAACCCCGGAAGAAATCTTGTACGACTACGTAGACATCCGGATGCAATATTTCGAAAAGAGGAAAAAACATCTCTTGGAAAAATTGAGGGAGCGAGCCACCGTGTGCAGCCACAAGGCACAGTTCGTGTGGGCGGTGGTGAACGATCAACTAAAAGTTTTCAAAAGAAAGAGGCAAGACTTGGAGGCGGAGATCGCCCAACACTTTCCAAAGGTGGAGGACTCGTACGCGTACCTCCTCGACATCAAGACGTGGCAGTACACGGAAGAAGCGATCGAGTCCCTCGTGCAACAAACGCAGGAGGCGAACCGGGAATTCAACGAACTCAGTTCGAAGACTCCGAGGGAACTTTGGTTGGAGTGTTTGTAATTACCTCAAATTGTTCTTTTGTACAGTCAAGTTTGCCTCCACCTCCACGTTTAGCCAGTCGAGGTTGGCGTTCACCGCTTTCTTGAGCGCCTTTTGGTACGCCTTTTTCGTCACCGGGTTATCGAGGCGGTTGATCTTGTTTCGGATGGTCGAACGCAATTTGGACATTCGCTCGTTTCGTAGATTGCGGTTGTAGTTTTCGTTCGTGTAATTCTGACACAAGTTACCCTTCGGGTTTCCTCCGTAACACGTCTTCTTCACCGCATCGTATTCCAGTTCAAGGCGCTTCACCTCCGTGTTTAACTTGGACATCTCGTGAAGCATCGCGGCGCGCTTCCTGAATTGCTGTGCCATGCTGTTTCGAAGCGACGACTTCGGAAGGACCATCTCATCGAAATCTTCCGTCAACTTGACGTACTTTCTTTGCAAGGCGGATAATTTCCGGTCGAGTTGGACCATCTTCGTGCACGAAGACATGACGCGCATGCACTTGCCGTCCTTGGTAGACGTATTGTTCTTCTTCTTCTTGGTCTTCGGCTTTGGCTTGGGTTTTTCCTGGCACTTACCGAGACGCTTAAGCTCGGGTGGGCATTTACTTCTGGTCTGCACCATTCTTGTTAAATTAAGTAAATATTTTTTTGTAGTCTCACATTAGATATGTCTGGAGGCGCCGGGGCAAAAATTTGTCTGAACGCGATTGGCATGCAGGATGAAGACCTTCTGTCCAAGAAACCAGAGGATGGGATGTTTTTCTACGAGAGCCAGAGGCATTCAAACTTTTCAAAGTATCACCGGAGTACCAAAGTAAAGTCACCGGGAAGCAAAGACTCGTGGCCTTTCGGAGAGACGATCAAGGTCGAGTTCAGACCTCAAGACAGGGGAGACCTCTTGAGCAACATGTGGCTCAGCATCACGCTTCCGGGTCTCACCGGAGGGAAGAACTACACAGACCAAATCGGGAGACACATCGTGAAAAAAGCGACGATGAGAATCGACGAGACCGTCTTGGAAGAATTTCACGCGGACTGGGGAATCCTCAACGACGAGTTGTACCTCGAGACGTCTGAAAAAGTCGCGAACAGGTTCCTCGTCAACCGGTCCCTCGCCTTCGATTCCACGGAACTGAACGAGAACGACGTGATCAGCGCCTACGAGTCAGAAATCCTCATCCCCATCAACTTTTTCTTCAGCAGGAAATACGCCGCGGACGAGTACAGTGGGAACAACCCGAACCGCCCGTACTTTCCCCTGTGTGCGTGCTTCAAACAAAAGATTGTCTTCGAGTTTGAGTTTTTCAAACAACAATTCTTCTGCGACGCCGAAAGCCAAACGGTGGGATTACCGGAGTTCCACATCATCACCGAGGAGATCACCTTGACGAACGAAGAGCGATTGTACCTGACCAAACAGAAACAAGTGTTCATCACGGACATCGTCCGGAAACATCCGGTGACGGAAACGATCCCCGGTGACGTCACGGTGACCCAACAACTCGTCCCAAACATTCCGGTGAAAGCGGTGCACTGGTTCTTCCGAGACAAGAGGTTCGAACAGGAGGAGATAATCAAGGAGGTGGGGGAGACGGACGAAGGCAAATTTTTCTGCCATAACCGGTACAACTTTTCGAGTGCAGACGACTTCGACGAGTTGAACACCTTCTTCGTGCCGGTGATGAAGGACGCGAGCTTTTACATCAAAGGCAACCGGTTGCCGAACACGACGTCCACGGACCACACTTTCTTCAAATACTTGGTGCCGTTCCAAAAGAAACTGTCCCGTCCCACTCGAAACATTTACACGATGAGTTTCTCGATGAATCCGCTCGTGGTGGAACCATCGGGAAGCCTTGATTTTTCGCGACTTCAGGGGAACAAAACAACCTTGGAGTGCACGCTGGAGAGTGGACTCACGGAGACGTACTCTTTGAACATATATTACACGGGGTATGTGGTCATGGTGATCGAAAACGGTCTACTGAGAATGTCCACGCAGGACATCTCGGAGGTGACGGCGGATCCGGACGCACCCATGACGGAGGAAGAAGCCTTGTCCCTCATCGCCGAACCCGACCCGGGTCCCACGAAACTGCGGGAGCCGAATTACGTAGACGACTTATTGAACAAGACGAAGCGATTGTTCTCCATGTAATCTAAAATTTTGTTTCGTATCACCCAACGTATGAAGTTCAACTGCGCTAAAGTGGTTTGAATCTCCATCTCCGTTCCCGGAATTTTGTACGTGATCTTCGACGACCGACAGAATGGATCGAAGAACCTTTTCGAGAAACCGTTGAGGGTATTTTTGTATGCGCAGTGCACGGTGAAGATCTTTCCGTCTTGGGTCTCGTAGTGTGTCAAGTTCTTCTTCGCGTAGTTCGTGATGAACCACTCGATCGACCGGAGGCTCGGGCTGCCGTTCTTTTTGTTCAACACGTTCACCAAGGCGTCACGGTTCGTGGGCTCGTTGTAAAACTGGTTGATGGATGCAAAAAGTAAATCTGATTTCGTTGACATTTTCGGTTAACCTAGTATATCATCTAAATCTTTATACCCGTCTCGGGTGTCCTTCTCGCACGCGGGGCACCCGGGGACGTAACCTAAACACATGTCGTGATTGTGATCTTCGGAATAATTTCTCTGCATGAACGGCACCGGTCGAGACTGTTCCCTCTGGTACAAGTGTAGCTTGCAGTACCCGTCGAACTGCCCCGTTCGCGTGCACACGGCACCCATCTGTGTGATCCCCTTACACTTGGACTCCCCGGAGAGGGTTCGCACGTCCGGAATCATCGCCATGACGTCCATCTTGTTCAGACCGTACGCTCGGCACACCCTCTCCGCGAATTCCACACACGCCCCACGCACCCGGTTCTGGACCTCGTCCTCGAAAACATCAATCAATTTTTTCGGTATTTGAGGATCCATTAGACTTACTTATTGTTGTTTCGTAATTTTTAAATATGGAATCCAGGGTGGTCTGTTTTTCCTTGGATTTACGAACCGGTTTCGCCCTCGGGGGTTTGTACTGGGAGATGATCTCACCGAAGATTTCCTCCTTGGCGTCGTTCACGAGGGGCTCCAAGAGGTCGGACACCGGTTTCAAGAACTTGTTCAGGAAATAGTAGTGGTAGTCCACCGGAATTTTATTTTCCAAGACGTACTTTGGATCTTCCGCCTTTTCGAACGCCTTCGCCCGGTGACCGGCTTCCGTCTTCGTGAGGAGGTAGGGCACCCGGTCACCACTCTGTGGGGCGCTTCCGGGTTTTCTCTCTTCCATCTTTAAGTGCACCTGAACGTGGGACATGTTGTGGGACTTGTAATTTTCTAGATCACCCAACTGTTGGGATAAAATTAACTTTTCGTGGGGCACGTCTCCGGTGAGAAGTTCCAGAGCCCTCTCCCGAGCGAGTTCGATCGCCGGTTTGGTGTCGTTCGATTCCAAGATGAGATCCAAAAGTTCTTTGCACACCTCCCGGACGTGTGGGGTGTTGTCCCGGCGCACCAGACTCAAACCTTTCACGTCGATGTAATCCATGTGCATCTCCCCATCCTTCCCTTTCGTCCACAGTTTCGCGGCGTACCTCTTCTTACTGTAGAGAATGTATGGGTAGTACGTTTTCTCGAGTTCCAAGTCGTTCGGTTTTTTGAAAAGTTTCGTGCACTCCTCCGCCGCGCGCTCTCCGAGATCCCAACTGTACTTGATGGCGTCCATCCCGGTGCGCCCCTCGCAGTCAAACTCGACCATCACGGAGTCCGTATCTCCGTACCTCACGATCGCGCCTGGAAAGTGCTTCTCGACGTACGTCTTCGTCTCTTCGATCATGCTCCGACCCTTCGCGGTCGTCGTCGACGCGATCTCCGAACACGGAAGCATCCCCGATTTCACCCCGGTGAAACCGTACATGCTGTTCATGCTTATCTTGTACGCCAACTGCTTGCCGTTGTAGATCTCTTTCATGAATCCGGTAGCACTCGCCATGTCCTTCTTCGCTTTTTTACGGAAAGCCTTGAGTTCGTTCAAGATCGAAGGAAGGAGGGATGGCACGTCTTGGGCAAACTTGTACGTCTCCCCACCCACCTCGAACTCCTCGTAGGTGATGCCGGGGATGTTCCCGTACTTTGGATCTTTGACGAGTGT